TTATGGTAATTATCAATATTACATTCACTAATAATTCCATTAGACCATACCCATTCTCTACCTTCCATAATACCATTTACAAATGCATCTGGTGCTGATGGGTCAGCAACTATATCTGCCGCTGTTGCTAAATGAAAATCATCTTGCACAGTATTTAATCCTTTCTTTTCTTTTATAGAACCCATACCTCTAGAAGATACTCCTAACTTAGCGCCTTCATGTATAAGATTTTTAACAATAGACCCATATGGTGTTTCTGTCATAATTTTGGCCTTACCGATAAAATTATTACCATCTTGATACAATTCTTTAATTAAATGAGACACCCGTTCTAAATTAATAGATGGACCATTTGGGTGACCAAGTTCTCCAAATGCCCTACCTTTATCAATATATTCGGCAGAATATCTTTTAACTTCTTTTTGTAATACAGCGGTTGGATATAATCTACCATTACGATTCTTTATATCCGACTGTAAAAAAACACCTTCAATATACATATTTTTAGACTTATCTTCTATGATATAATTAACATCTTCATATATTTCAGTAATAAGTTTCATATTACATACCTCTTCTTTTATTCATAGAAACTGCTCTTTTTCTATTAGAAGTTGCGGATTTACCTTTACGTTTCTTAGCAGATTTTTTATTTCTTAATCTCAACATAAGACGTTCTTTGGTACTTATTTTAGTTTCTTTACCATCTATTACCTTAAATCCATCTTTATTTGATATTTTTTTTATCTTTCGTACACCACCACGTATAACTTTTTTCCTAGTTATACCTTCCAGTAATGTGTATTCTATAAAACTTTTCATATTAATATCCTTTAAAATCGTTTATCATCTGGTTCTTCAGGTTCATTGTATTGTGCAACCTTCAATTCCTTTTTAATCTCATCATCTATCTGACTTATTTCTTCGTCATTCATCTTTAATATATTTTTACGAATCCATTCATGTGACCAATATTTTCCAATTAACCCTATGTTATCCATATCTGTTATCATGGATATACGATCTCGCAATACCTCAGAATCTTGGATTTCATTATAATATGAATTTTCATTATATATAACATTTAATTCATATTTAATATCTTCCCATTCTTCTTGTGATATTATATTTTTTAATATCAACTGAGTCTTTAATAAATCATAAAATAAATTATCAAACCGATTTCTCAATCTTCTAATAAATCTATCAAATTTCATTTCATCTCTATTTATTTCCGTCGCTCTACCTAATGCCATAGAATTTTCAGATTCTAACCGTGATACCGGTACATTTAATGATTTATATAACTTCTTTTGAAAATATATTATATCATCAATTTCACCTAAATTAGTACCACCCGGCAATGTATCAATCTGTGCAGAATTACCTTCCCTACGAGGGAACCAATAATCTTCAAGCATAGACATATGATTTTTACCGTCTTTAACTTCACCAGTAACACCATCATATACTACTTTATTCTTATATTTATTCATAACATCACTAAGATATTGTTCCGCTTTCATCTTAGGTAAATTACCAACATCTATATAAAATACTCGTCTTTCTGGTGCTCGTGTATATCTATATATAACAGCAGAATTCTCAAGCATAACTAATTGATTTAAAGGTTTTATTGCCTTGTGTAAATGTCCAATTGTATGATTTTTCGTACCATCACGTATCCCTGATGATATGTAACTTATAGCATCCAACTGAATAGGTATCCCCTTTAAATCTATATCTCTATCAATACCATTTTCATTATATACATAATATTCTATTACAGATTCTATTATATTTTGATCATTTTTTTTAACTTCTTTGATCTTTTTAATTTTTCTAGGATCTATTTTTCGTAATTCTTGTATACCTTCTTTCTTTTTATTTTCATCAACAATAATATGATAATATAATCGTCCATCTACATACCAACTTCTAAATATGTCATATCCAAAGTTGGAAAAATCTAATATTTTTAATATTACATCAAACTCTTTGTATATAGTGGTAACCAAAGTATCAGATAATGTAGAATCATCTGATACTTCCATTTTAACCGGACTTGTATCATCTGTTATTACAGATTCAGATACAATATCATCTATGGCTAACTCAACTTCAGCGTGCATAGACATATATCTATATTTGTTAATTAACTCAGAATCAGTTTTAAAAGTATTGTCAAAATTAAAATAAGAACCAGAAAAATTGGCAGAATTAACTACTACCGCATTTTCTGGTTGCTCTTCAGTCTTTTGAACAAAGGATTTTAATTCTTTCTTCTTTGTTTTGCCTAATGTAAATCCAAATAATTTCATTATATATTCACCTTGTTAATCAGTTGGTAATACTAATCCAGATAATGCAACCTCATCATGCTGCTCTTCATGCCAGTTATATGCGAATGTTACTGTATACTCTTCTATTGCATCATTTGTATCCCATCCTAACTCAATAGATGAAATTTCAGTAGGATATGATCCCTTTAAAAAAACAGCAAATGTAGGTTTTAAATCTTGTCCTAACTGGACAACCTTTAATGTTGCCCGAATTTGGTTATTCATGAGAGCATATTGTCCATTAGAACAACATGCCTTTTGCCATGTTGATAATATTTTCCTGATAGAATATTTCTCATCATTCAAAACAGTTATAGACCACGTATCATGAGTTCTATTACCAACTGATTTAATTGAACGCCCCATATATGGAACATCAATTGACCCAATAGTATCAGATGGTATGCTGCTAGCTTTAGCTAAGAATGGAATTTCAGTTGCCATAGTAGTAAAGTCAGTCTGAAACTTATCAATCTCTGGTGTGGTGAAATCATCCCTACCTTGTAATAAACCTGGTATTGAAGAATCTTCACCACCATCACCAACTTCACTAGTTATCATAATATAAAATAGATTTGGTCTAGCTAAATTTGTAGGCCCGGCAACCTTGTTCTTAAAATTATTTAAATCCATTGCCATAAATCACCCCTAACCTGTTTTAGTCCAATAATTATAGGCAAAAGTCACAGTATATTCCTCAATAGAATCATTTGTATCCCATGCTAATTCAATAGATGAAATTTCAGTAGGGAACATATCTACAAATTGATACACAGCACCATCCCCACCAGCTACTGTTTTTTGTGTTACTGTTGCACTAAGTCCTGTCAACTGTGCCCCTGTATTCAACTCTGGATTATTCATAGCAATCATCATATTTTCCAACTCAGTTCTAATACCAAACCCCTCATCATTCAACACAGTGATTTGCCAATCCTCATATGTTCTATTCCCTTGTACTTTCACTACCCTACCCATATATGGTACGTCTACTGAAGCAATAGTAGATGCCGGTATTGATGCAGCTTTAACTAAAAGTTTTGTATCTTGGATAGTTCCGCCAGCAAAACTAACCTCAAATAAATTAGGTCTAGCCCCATTTGCAAACGCCCCTTTAAAACTCGATATATCCATTTTTTTTCTCCTTTTAAATATCTATTATCTGTTGCCAACAACTTCACTAAATTCTACACCATTTCTTACGGCAACAAAATTCAATCGTATGAAATTAATGGATCTACTTGGTTTAATGTATATATCACCAACAAATTGTCCAGCATCAACTACATCTGGTGGATTATTTGTTTCATCACATATTACAGAGAAATCATATACACCTTGTCTAGATTTAACTAAAGTCAAAAACGGTTCAACCATTGCCACGAATTGTGAACGAGTAAAAGTATCATTGAATTCAAATAAAGTATATACTGAAGCTTTAGATATTATTTTTTCAAGCACTATAAATAATCGTCTAACATTAATTCTATCAAACGCAGATGGTCTTGACATAAATGTTTTGTCACCATATAATATAGTACCTTGTCCTGGAAATGATACTATAGGATTGATAGATTTTAAATATAACTTATCTCTATCCATCTTAGTGAAATCCATATATAATTTAACTACATTCTTAATAGTTCCTCTATTAAATCCTGCAGGAGAAAACCATGGATCTTTATCTGTATCAGTTCTAGAGAAAACACCACCCATATCTCCACAAAATGGTACCCAACGATATTTATCATTATATACATCATATTGTCGTTTATAATTAGAATCAGCAACAGCATAAGAAGTAGATATACCTACCGTATCATACCATGCCACGACATTATCTATATCTTTAGTTGCATATACACTTTCTGGTGCAGAAAAAATAGTAACACAGTCTTGACGTGTATTTGACAACTCTATACTATGACGAATGACATTAGTATATAAATCCCCTATCAAATGATATCCACCACTTAATATCATAGAATATTCAATTTGTTCAGGATTTGAAATCACATCAAAACTACTAATAAGTTCTGATGCTGTTGGTGCTTCTGTAGTACCACCAGACAAAACATAAGAAGTATTACTAGAATCTAATGACATATAAACTTCTTTAGTAACTCCATCAATTGTGATTAAATCATTCTTCCATACAAAATTAGTAGGGAATGCACCAGCTTCTTTAAATCCGGCAGGTACTTGTAATGCATATATATATGATGAATTAGCATTAATATAATCAATAAAATTCCTATTTTCAGTACCAGGAACTACTAGAGATTTAGTTAAATTATCAAAAATTTCAAAATTTTCTACAACATTTTGTTTATCGTCTTTAAACACTTCAATTATAACTGCAATATCGTTGTCATCTGTTGGTAATATCGATAATGAATTACCAAGAGGATCATTTAAATATGTAGCACTATCTAACATAGTAACTTTTATTCTGTTACCAAATTCTCCTGGATATCTAGCAGCAAAAACTCCATTTGCTCCATCACCACCTGAATAACTTAACGCTTGTTCTTCTGTTAACATTTGTACCGGATTGGAATCTATATAACTAAATGGAACACCTGTTACGTGTAACGATATCGGAGTAGTACCCGTTATTGATTCTCCTAAATAAAGTTCCGAATATCCTAGAACAGTAGGATATATAGAATACCCAGCATTCTCATTTACCTCAACACCGTCTACTTTGACTTTTATAGCCGTTCCATTAGGTGTTAATCCATCTGCCAAACGAAATGTATTACGTGCTTCCAATGTAACAGTTACACCACCTTCTGATTTGAGTGTATTTGACGAATTAAACTGCCAATCAGATTCAGTAGTAACTACATAACTGCCAGCATTGTGACCTGAGGGTAAAGAATTATCAATCACACCAGCACCAGTAGTCTCTAAAATGTTACCGTCATGATTAATTGTAACTGTCGATACTAAACCGGATGCCGTAACGGTTAGAGGTATTCTAAAATCAGCAACTTGACTATCTGAACTTCTAATTCTAAGATAATTCGCGTCAGAGGTAGTTGATAAGTTGAATCCACCGACAAATAATCCTGTTTTTTCTGCGGTAGTAGTGTAATAATAGTCAAAGCTTTCTTTCAAAAAATCTTTGTAGGTTTGACTGCCATCTCCAAGCCAAGCCGCCATAACACCAGCATACCCAGTATCTAAATCAACTATTGCTTTTAAAGATGACCACGCTGATTGTAAATTATTATTGTTGCTTACACCTGATTCAGAAGTGAACCCCAATAATACATCTAAAGTTGGTTTACCAACTGATGTATCTAAAACAAACGTTGGTGGTATAGTGATGAATCCGGCAGTGCTATCGATAAGTGAACCACCAAATACAAAATCTGTTCTAAATGGTGATGTGGCGGTTACTTGTTTAATCCACCCACGACTTAAATGATTAAATGGCAAATTAATTGAATCGGTGGCGGTATTGACCTTTAATGTAATTAAATCGTCAATATCATCTCTGACATTTGAACTAGAATAATTACCTAACCAATCCACAGGGATATGTGCGTTTAATTGCCATGTTCCTGGAGTAGTAGATGTCAATTCCGCATCTACTAAANCCCCGACTAATTCTCCTAATGGATATGACCCACCATTTCCCCAATCTTTTGCATATTGGTCTTGCGTATTACTTCTATTTTTAAATGGTAATTCTGAAGATACATCAGTTGAATATACTGCTAATGTATCTGTATCTGTTGCCAATGTTCCTGAAATAGCATTTACTGCATTTACTCCGACTGAACGAACAACTTTTAAACTTTGTGCGTAATTTAAAAAATTACTTGCTGTAAAAAACGGTTTATAATTAGATTCTGTTGGTTTACCAAATACCAATTTTAATTCATCAACGGTTGATATGGTCGTTGCTTGACCAACAGGCCCCCATGAAAAATCACCAACCATAGCGGCAGATGTTGTTGCCGTTTGTGGAACTGATGTACTAAAATCAAACTCTCTTACACTTACTCCTGGACTGACTTGAAATGCCATTGTTCGTCTCCTTTTTATTATTAATGGATATTTATCTTAGATATAAATATTTATAATATTTCATATTTCTATCCCCATATATCACCATTTTTATCTACTGTTATTTCTTTAGGTTGTGTATTATTTATAAAACCAAACGGTAACA